CGGCTGTAGGACGGGAACTGCTGCTCGGGGCCGGCCATGAACGTCGACGGGCCATACGGCGCCGGCGCCGGGCTGGCCGGCGCCACGTTCGGGCTCGAACGGGTCAACAGCGCGGCCAGGCCCATCAGTCGCCGCCGTCGCGCAGGTCGCGCAGCTCGGCCGCGGTGCCGCCCGCGATCAAGCCCAGGCCCACCACCAGCAGCCCCGCCCACGGCGCCACCAGGCCCAGTCCGAGCGCCACGGCGCCCACCCCGACAACCTGCGCGGCCACTGCCAGTAAGTGTCGCAGGTCGCGGTGGTCGCGCCCAGCGTTCACAGAATCTGCGCTTGTCCCTGGCCCGCTTTCACCAGTCCCCACCCTGCCAGTGTGACCGCCACGAGCGGCGAAATGTCACCACCGGAGCGGCGCGCCCAACACCAGGCGTCGGCCACCACCCGCCGGCGGCCCGCGGCGACGGCCAGGTTCAACACCGGCTGGTCCAGGTGGACGAGCTGGGCGGCACCCACGGCGTCGTAGAACTGGCCGCACGCCTGCGCGTAATCGCGGGTTCCCACCGTTTCGGTTTTGACGCCCGCCGCCGCCAAGTCGATCAGCAGACTCCCGGCCGGCGACGCCGGGTCGCAGATGACGGGCAGCGGCGCCCACCGGTCGTACAGCTCGCGGCACCGGGCCGCCACCCATTCGGTGCCCGGCCGGTGGTCGACCACCTCGACGTGGACCCGCCGGCCGCCGGCCCAGCCCGCCACCCCAATCGACGCGGTGGACCGGTCGGGCGTGACGTCCACCGCGAAGCACGGCACCCCCCGCACCTGGCTGGTGGGCAGGCGGCACGCCTGCCAGGCGGCCGGGTCGATCACCGGGCGGCCCGCCGCCGCCCGCCGGTTCAGGTAGGCGCGGGCGAACTCGTCGGGCGGCAACGCGTCGTGGTCGGCGCGGATGACGTCCTCGGTCACCGTGACGCCTAGCGCCGGCATGCACCCCCACCACGTGGCCGGGTCGTCGGGGTCGTCGTCGTCGCCCGCCGACCACTCGAAATAGGCGACCCCGGACCGGTCGTCGCCCTCGACGCGGGCGCGGCCGTCGTCGACGACCTCGTTCCAGAACGTCGAGCTCTCGGTGCCCATCGTCGACGTGATCCACATCTGGGCCGCCGGGCGGGCCATCATCGCCGGCCGGAACGCCTGCACCAGGCGGGCGTCGCGCTGCGACCACGCCTCGTCGATCTGGCCCAGGTCCAGGTCGAACCCGTGGCCCGATGTTTCCGTCGACGCCGTGAACCCGACCGTCGACGCCGTGGGCAGCCACTCGGTGCGCTCGAGGCCGGTCTGGCGGCGCACCCGGAACAGGCCCGCCAGTTTCGAGTCGCGCAAGAGCGCCGTCTGTTCCTCCCACTTCAAGCGGCTGTTGTTGCGGTCCTGCGCCGCGTACAGCGTGCGTTGGCGGCGCCCCCACCCCAGCGACCGGTCGACCTGGACGGCGAGGAACAGCGTGGTCTTGCCCGACCGGCGGGGCACCGATACCGCCACCTGCCGGTAGGCGGGCAGTCGGGTGGCGGGGTCGAGCTCGAGGGCGACGTTGACGACCTGGGCCTGCCAGCCCATGAGCGGCTGCCCGAACAGGGCGGCCAGGCGGGCGGCGCGGCCGCCCAGCGTCGGACGGTCAGGACTCCGGGGCGTCGCCCATCTGGGCCGACAACGCGGCGATGACCTCACTGAGACCGGCGTCGGCATCGGCGGTCACCTTCCCGGTCAGGGCCAGCAGGGTGGCGAGGTGCAAGCGGCCCACCGCGGCGCGGGCGTGGGCGGGGGCGGCCGGGTCGGCCAGGGCGGTGTCGACCAGATCGGCGGTGGCCTGGGCCAGGCCGACCAGGGCGGCGTCGCACTGCTCGAGGCGGCCGGTGGCCGACAAGGCGTTGATGGTGCGGCGGGTGGCCAGCCGGTTGGGGTGTCGCACGATCGCATCGTGCGCGCCGGCCGCCGCGATCGCAAGTGGCCGATTCGCGCCGCTTTCCCGCCCGAACCCGCCCGATTTTGGTCGCTTCGCGCAAAAACAGGGCGTACGTGATGAGCGAGCAAGTCGACCAGGAAAAACGCCACCCCCTGCCACCCCCACCACCGGCCGGCAGCCAGGCCTCGCGCCGACCACGTGCCCCCGGTGGGGGCCATGACTTGGTCCCCCCGTTTCTTCTCCGGCGCCAGGCCGGGGGGTGGTGGGATGGTGACCTCAGGGTCCCCCCGCGTTATGCCAGACCGGTGGCCCGCGACCTCGCCGTCATCGTGGTGGTCGTCGTCCTGTTCGCCGTCACCGCGCTCGTGCTCAGTCACTGCGCGTCGGGTTGGTTGGACGTGCCGCCGCCGGCCACCACCACCACCACCGAGTAGCGGGTATGGCCCGTGCTGTCGCCGTGTCGGGCCAGTTGGTAGTCGCTGGGCGGCTCGATCTGTTCGCCGCACGTGGCACACACCAGCGGCAGCCACTCTCGCGGCTGGTGCGGTGAGCGCCGCCGTCTGGCGGGTACGGCGACGCCATCGGCCACGACCCGGGCGCGCACGGCGGCCGGGAGCTGATCGAGGTGAACGCGGGCGGTCATGGTTCACCAACGCCGGGAACGACGACCGACTCGCCGGGCGTCGCGCAGGGCGTTGGTGATGGCGACCCCACCCCTGCTGTTACACGTTGCGCATGACGCGCGCAGGTTGGCCGGGTCGTTGCTGCCACCGTACGCCAGGGGTGTGACATGGTCGACGGTCGACGCCGGCCGATGACAGCCCGGCCACTGGCACCGCCAGCCGGCCGCCTCGAGCACCGCCCGGCGCATCCGCTGGTAGGCGGCCTGGTGGTAGGCGTCACCCATCGCCGCAGCAGTCGCAGTGGGCGGCGTTGATGGCGTCGAGCTCGTTGGCGACGTCGCGTAGCCACTGGGCGAACCCGGCCCGCTGGGCGGGCTGCCACCACCAGCGCGACAGGTGGGCGGCCATCACATCGGGAGTGATCCACAAACTGTCGCGGCCCAACGCGCCCGGGATCGTCTCGGGCTCCGGCAGCGAGTCGACCATCAGCTCACGCTGCCACCCACACCCGCGGTGATTTTCGTTTGCCGCGCTCCCCGGCCCGGTAGGCGCGCATGTAACGGGTGTTGTCCTCGCGGCCCTCGGTCTGACAGCGCACACACGGGCAGCGCCGCTGGTAGCCGCGGCGGGTGCCGTGGACGCGGCCCGGGCGGCGGCGCGCCGCCACCAGCTCACCCCGATCGTCATCCAGGTCGAGTTGCAGCGTCACCGGACCCAATCGTACCGACCGGACGATCCGGGCGACGGCGACCGTGACACGCCCCGCACGGGCAGTCCGGATAATGCGTGCCCTCGACGAGCGCACCGGCTCGGACCTGTCGCCACCACTCCTGTCGCGCCACCACCCGATCCGCCTCGATCAGGCGGCTGTAGAACCGCGACAACCGTTCGGCCCGTTCCCTTCCCTCCCTGCCCGCGTCGGCCACGGCACGGCCCTACCGGGGACCCGCACGGGGCCGCCGCGGTTTCGGTTGGCGCTCGGCGTCGATCGCGTCGCGGACCAGATCGTCGATGAACCCCATCGACAGCCGCACCGTCGCGTTGTCGCTCTCGTCGACGCTCGCGCGCGCGCCCGCGTCTGGAATTACATCTGTCTCTTTAAGGTGCGCGGTGTGGCCGCGCTCTAGAGCGCGGTGTGGCCGCGCACTCTGCGCGGTGTGGCCGCGCACTAGCTCGTCGCCATGGTCGTCTAGTGCGCGGTGTGGCCGCGCACCTGGGGATAACTCCGGGTCGTCTAGTGCGCGGTGTGGCCGCGCACTAGCACTCAGCCACGCCAGCCGGTACTGATCCGCCTGGACGCCGCGGCGAGGGCGCTCGAGCACGATGGCGCCGAGCTCGGTGAGACAGGCCAGATGCCACCGCACCGTCCGCAGCGCCAGACCCAGATCGGTGGCCAACGCCCGCGTCGAGCACCGGCGGTCGGTCAGGCCCGTGGTGTAGTCCGAGCGGATGGCCAGCAAGCACAGCACCGCCAGATGCGGTCGCAGCGCGGCGTCGAGCACGACGTGCTCGGGGATGCGGGCGAACGACGACAGCCGCGGCGGCTGGTCGCCGTTATGGCTGCTGCTCCCGCTCGTGTAACTGATAGGTTGATCCCGGCGCATCGGCGGGGTCTCCTTCTCGTGTGGGACCACGCCGGTACCAGTGAGACCCCCACGCCGCCACGGCCCAAATCAGGGACGGCATGGGGGTCTCTGCGCGCCATCATGCGCGCAGCGGCACCCGACGCGGAAGGTCGGCTAGTTCCGCCCGTTGGTTTGCGCTTTGGCGTCCTGGCGCACGGCGTGAGCCATCGCCAGCAGGCGCCCGATCAGGTCGTCGAGCTCGGCCCGTTCCTCACTCGAAATCGACCGGATGCGGTAGGTGCCCAGCGCCTGGGCGACGTCGAGCAGCAACGTCACCAGCACCTCGTGCACCGTCAACGCGCTCACACGCAGCTCCACGCCCGCCAGCCCTGGGCGTGCCACACGCGCAACGCCACGGCCAGGTTGGTGGCCGGGTCGAACGGGTCCTCACCAGCGGCGAACCATCGCCGCAGGACCTGCATCAGACCCGACGCGCCCGACCGGTTGTAAGCGTCGGGCTCACACTTGGACTCGCACCACATGACCCGGTCCACCGTCGGCCACTGCTCGAGCGTCCAGCCGGCGTCGAGCGCCGTTTGCTCCCACTGGGCGCAGCGCCCGCTGTAGACCACCGTGGTGGCGACCGCGGGGGCGACCGTGCCGACCGGCGCCGCCTCAACGATGCGGACGGCGGGGACGGTGCCGATCAGCGCCGACATCATCGCCGCGATCAGCGTCACGACCCCGCCGCCGTCTCGTCGTCGGGTCGCGTGGAGCATCTACTTCTGATGGTCTCCTCGTAATCGTCCAGCGCCTGCGGCGTGATCCGCCACTGCTGGCCCAGCTTGAGGGCGACGATCTTCTTCTGCCTGATGAGCCGCCGAATGGTGTCGGGATGGACCCCGTACATCTCGGCCACCTCGTCGGGCGTGTAGGCCCTTCGGCCGGGGTTGCCTCGTTTCAACATGGGTCGTAGTGTAACTGGCCCATGACCGCGGACGCTGCATCGGGAGCCACCGCCGACTGGTGCGCTGCCATGCGTCGCCAGCGGTTGTCGACCGGGACGATCCGCAAACGGCGCGGCGAGCTGGCCTCGTGGTCGGACCACATCGGCGCCGGCTGGCGCACCGCCACCTGGCGCGACGTCGACCGGTGGATCGACAGCCGCCCCATCGGACCCCGCGCCCAGGCGTCAGCCGTGTCGCACCTGCGCTCGTTCTACAAATGGGCGCGCCGCGAGGGCCTCGTCAGTTGCGACCCGTGCGCCGACGTCATATGCCCCCGCCTGCCTGTTTGTGTGCCGCGCCCCGCCCGCGATGTCGACGTGCGCCGGGCCGTCGGCGCCGGCCTCGAGCCACTCGAACTCGCGTGCGCCCTGATGGCCTACGCCGCGCTGCGCTGCTGCGAAGTCGCTCGACTGCAGTGGGCTGACGTCGACCTGGCCGACGGCTTGATCTACGTCACCGGGAAGGGCGACAAGCAGGCCGTCGTGCCCATCTGCCCACCCTTGGCCGCCATCCTCGCCGTACAGGTGGCGACCGATGGCCCGGTCGTGCCGGGCTCCCGCGGACAAACGTGCACGGCGGCCCGGATCAGTCAGCGCGTCGGTGCCCACCTGCGCAAACGCGGCGCCGCCGCCACCGCGCACCAGCTCCGCCACCACGCCGCCACCCACCTGTTGGCCATCACCGGGCGCATCGATCTGGTCAAGGAATTCCTGCGCCACGCGTCCATCTCCACGACCCAGGTGTACGCCCGCACCGCCCCCGGCGCGCTGGCAGCGGCTCTCGCAGATTGGTAGCAGTCTCGGGAACTTTCTCGTGACCTTTGGTGTTATATGCTGTAGGTCGGTCACAGTGGCCGAACCTTTACCAAAGGAGACAGTAATGAAATCCAGAACCTGGAGCGAGCTGGTCGCGGAAGGGCGCCGGCTCATCACGATGGAGGGCGACATCAAGTGGCAACTTGGAGACCTCGCCCTCGAAGTAGCCCCGATGGGCGGCACGCACGCGACGAACGGCGCCACCGAGAAGTTGGAGCGGTTCGCTGAGGAGATCGGCGTGGAGTACGAGGCGCTGAGGAAGTACCGCCGCGTGGCCGCGGCCTGGCCTGATGGGAAACGTTTCCCATCAGCTGCCTGGAGTGTGCATGACATTCTCGCCGGCCGCCCCGATCGCTTCCGGCTCATCAAGAGCTTGCCCCGCGACGAGCGCGGCAAGGTAAAGACCACGGAGGCGTGGCGGGCGATCGGCCAGAAGGTCGGGGCCAGCCACACCAACCTGTCGTCGCCCCAGAGCGAGCGGGTCGAAGCGGTCAAGCAATACCTGGACGATCCCAGCGTCCGCCGCGCGTTGGTTCGTGACGACAAGGTGCGCGCCGAGTGGTCGCGTACTGAGCGCGAAGAAGACAGCCGCGTCGCGGCCAGGGTGGCCCGCAAGCTCAGTGAGAGCGCTCCCAGATTGGTCGAGGCCCGCGAGTTCTACGAAGCGCTGGCCGATGTGAGCTACGCCCGGCGGCGTCTCCAGCATGCAATTCGCACACTGGCCGATCTGCCGCCCCTGAGCGCCGAAGAGCGGGCCGAGTTCAACACCGACATGGTGCACCTCGAGGCGTGCATGGACTATCTCCGTGCGCTCATGAAGGGCCGGCGACCCGCCAGCCTGGCCGATGAAGTCGAGGAGTTCCTGGCCGCGGAGGCGCAGTCATGACCCGGCCACGTCAGAGCAAAGAGAAGTCCGCCATCGCGGTATGGATGGCGCTCGAAGAGGCCCGGGATCACGGGCTGTCCCTCCTCGAGCTGATCGACACGACCGGCCTGACCCGCTCGCAAGTGTCGACAGGGCTCGAGGAGATCAACCGGGTCCGGCAGCTGGACCGCCAGCAGCCGATCATGGTCAATACGGACGGGTGGCGCTATGTGCTGCCTGAGTTCTACGAGGAACTCTTGCCGTGGACACGCAACCGGCTCATGGACGCGTTGACCCGGTTGAAGACCGAGCGGGTCCGGTTCGAGGCGGCGGTGGGCAAGTGGCCCAGCGAGGTTGGCCGGCTGATCCCGCGCCAGATCGATCGCCTGATCGAGGACCTTACTGACGTCATGGAGCATGTGGGGCCGGCCGCGTGACAGGAACGCTCTCAGGTCTTTTAGGTATCGGTAACCGGGTCGGCTCGCGCCAGCGGGCCGACCCGGCAGGGTTTTTGTGCGCGAATCATGTACTCGTGTCGCCGTGGCGGGCGGCTCTTTGGTACGAAGTCGGGGACCGCATTGCGAGCCTGTCAGTAGTGACTCGGGCGCTTCCACCTATCTGCCGGGAGCCGTCGAGACCGGCACGCCCCGGGACGCTAGCGCGGCGTCTCATGCGCGAATCATGTACTCGTCACCACAGGCGGCGTTGGGCTAGTTCGCCGGTGACGGCGCCGGAGCCGGGGAACAGGTCGTCGACGGTGTCGTCGTGCTCGCGGTAGCCGAGCATGTCGAGCACCCAGCGGGTCCACTGCGGCGGTTTCGTTCCCGCGAAGCCGCTCCATCGACTGCGGTTCCCGACCGTGAGCACGTCGCCCACGGCGTGGGGCACGTCCACGACGCGGCGCCGGCCGTCGGGCACGTACACCAGGACCGCTTCCCAGCGGCGGCGCGGGTGGCTGCCGGTGGGCATGACGTGGGGGTCGTGCCAGACGGCGATGCGGGTGCGTTCGGGCACCCAGGCGAGATAGTGGCGCACACAGTCGGGGGTCATGGCGATGGCCCAGCCGTCGTAGTCGGCGCGGAGGCGGCCGACCAGGGCGGCGTGGGTGGCGGGGTCATCCCAGATGGCGGCGTCCGGGTGACAGTCGGCCTTATGGACCCGGTTGATGTGACCGCCGCGGTTCATGTGGCCGACGTCGCGGGCGCCGTAGAGCATCTCGGCGCGGCCCAGGTAGGGCGGGTCAGCGATCGCCAGTCGCACGGCGAAGCTCGCGAATCATGTACTCGTCCAGCCGTCGCACACGTCGCAGGCAGCCGAAGGGGGATCGTAAGCGTCACTGCCACAGTACGGACAGCGCACGATGGGCTCAGGCTCGCTGACGGGCTCACTCATGCGCGAATCATGTACTTCACGCGACCCCGACCAGGCATTACGCGCGAAGTATTCAAGGGAACGGTTCTCACTCGGTGTCGGGTTCGTCGGGGTCGTCGGGCTCGAGCGGGGTGGGTTCGTCACTCATGGGATCACCTCCCGTCGTGGCCGTTGTGGGTGGGCAGCGACGTGATGATGATGGCGAAGCCGCCGATCACGCCGATGACGGCCAGCAGCTCGTCGTCGGGACTCTGGTTGCGGATGATGACGATGATCGACAGGACCAGCACCACGACGCCCAACAGGATCAGCATCACCTCGCGCCGCCACCAGGTCACGGGACGAACTCGGGAAGGCCGACGAGATACCAGCCGTTGGCCATGTAGGCGACGGGCTGCCACGGGTCATGGGGTGGCATCACCCCGTCGCGGCCGATCACGACACCTTTCAGCACCTCCCACCATTCCTCGCCGCTCACCAGGCGGCGGGCGCCGTGCACGACTTCGTAGACGGCGCCGTCGGCCAGGCCGGGCACGTCGGTGCCGTAGTTGATGACGAACGATGCGGCCATGGCGGCCACCTCCTCGAGCGTGTCGACCGGTGGGAGCGGAGCGTCGGGTGGGCGGGGCACCAGGATCTCTGCCAGCTGCGGGTAGAGGACGTCGCCCGGGCAGGCGGTGGCGAACACGTCGCGGTGCCCGTACCAGCCCGCCGCGCCGTTCCACGAAGCCTGGGCGTACACGTCGCCGGTCAGCCGGCCCGAACCCACCAGCCAGTCGACCAGGGCGCGGCACGTGTCGACGGCGACCGCGGTGGGCGTGTCGTTGTTGGGCGGATGGAAATACCCGACCAGGCTCACACCGATGGCGGTCTCGTTGTAGTTGACCCCCGCTGACGGGTCGACCTGGGCCGAGTGGCAGCCGCGGGTGTCACCGAACCCGCCATGGCAGACACCCGACGGGTAGATCAGGTAGTGGTACTCCACCGCGGCGCCGTCGCGGCTCTCGCCGTAGGCCTCGATCTGGCGGGTGAAATCGGCCTCGCCGCCCGGCTCGGGCGCGTTGCTGGCGGTGTGGTGCACCATCAGCTTGTGACAGGGCGTGATGACCTGGCGGCCGTAGTCGGGGTCGTAACGCTGCCACAGGGCGCTGTTCCATCCGAGCGGCGGCACGACGAACGGCGGCGCGTCCGGGCACCACGTCACTGGGGGCCGCCCCGCCGGTCGCGCTGGCGTTCCAGCTCCCGCTCGACGGCCAGACGGTCCAGCCAGGCGTCCACGTCGACGCGGTCGGCCTGTTCCCACTCGGCCCGGTCGTAGATCACCAGCAGCACGGACATTTGGTCTCACGCTCCCAGGTAGTCGACCGACGCCCACATGCCGGGGCCGGTGCCGCCGGTCAGCCCGGCCGTGCTCAGGTCGTAGTAGGTGGCGAGCGTGTCGGCGCGTTGGCAGCGCACCGGCAACGCACACGACGCGTAGATGCCCTGCCCGGCCGCCGGGGCCAAGGTGTAGGTGCCGTTGAGGTAGCCGGCCCCGTTGCGGTAGGCGGTCAGGCGCAGGTACTGGCTGACGGCGGTGGCCGTCACCGCCAGGACCGCCGACATCAGATAGCAGCCGGCCAGCGGCACCGTCCACAATCCGCTGCCCGTCGAGTACATGCCCAGTGTGTCGTCGTCGACGGTGTCCCACAGGAAGATGTTGGGGCCGAGCGTGCCCGGCGACCACGCCCCGGCCCGGTGCACCCGCGAATGAATCGACGGGGCCGCTGCCTGGAGCTGTAACCGTCGGTCGACGATGGCCGAGGCGTTGAGGTTGGCGACGGCGGCGCCGACGGTGTACTGCACCATGGCGAGGGCGTTGGCCGGAACGGCGGGCGCCACCGGGGTGCCTGTCGAGTTGGCGCCCGACACCACCAGGAACACGAAGTCATTGTTCACGCCGGCGTCGAGTTGCGGGTCGCGCACCTGCAACACCACGACATCGATGCGGGTGTTCCCGGCGGGCGGCGCGGCGGGCGACGTGACGACCTCGGCGGCGTCCCACCGGCACAGCGCCGTGTTCGCGCCCGCCTGCAAGGGCACGGCGGCGTAGCCGGGTGGAATGGTCACGTTCATGGTGTTGGCCACCGTCGTGGGGATCGCCCCGACGCCGCCCCCGTTGGGGAAGGCGGCGGTGATCAGGTTGCGGTCGACACTGGCGGCGTAGCTGCCACCCTGTTGCCACAGCGGCGTGAAACGGGTCATGGGCTCACCTCCGAGCCAAGGCGTTGACGGCGGTGTTGGTGCGGGCGAGCAGGTCCCCGAGCGTCGTGTCAGGGCGCCCGACGGTCACGGCGACGTCCTCTTGGCCGTCGTCGCCCACCGTCCACGTGATCCCCACGACGCGCACGGTGGTGTTCACCGCCAGGCGGCCCGACGCGATGACCAGGCCCACGGTGTCACCCATGTTCGGATAACCCCACGTGTAGGCGCCCGGGCGCATGGTCAGCGTGTACGACGGCACCAGCACCCCGTCGAGGGCGAGCAGCCCCTGGGCGCGCTGATCCAGCGTCGCCTGCTGGTTGACGTCGGACGGGGCGTTGTCGGCCAGCGGCCACCAGCCCACCGTCGTGGCCGACGCGTCGCTGTTCACCGGCGCCGATATGAGTTGCGGCGCGTTGGGGTCGCTCGACCCGTTGTTGCCCAGGCTGCGGACGTTGTTGGCGTAATCACCGCTGGCCACGGTGCGGGTGAGGGCGGCCACGTTGCCGCCGTACTGGAACACCATGTCGGTGCGGTTCACGCCCTGGGCCGGGAAGAAGACGCGCAGGGCGTCGCGGCCGGCGCCCAGGTTCGCGACCGTGCCCAGATGGTCGACCATCGGCAGCGTGTCAGCCGCTTGCGGTTCGGGGATCACGTCGTAATCGAACCCGCCCTGGACTTTGGCGAGCTGGTCGAGGGCGGTGCCCACGATCGTGCCGCCGGCGTAGCTCCGCACCCGCAGGGTGCCCGACAGCGGCCGGGCGCTCACCCCGTCGCCCGCCACCAGCACCACCCCGATGGGCAGGTTCGAGCCCGGCCCGTACGGGGCCAGCGAGTTGCCCCCGCCGCCGTACTCGAGCAGGTAGGCGGCGATCACGTCCTGGTCGACGTTGGTCAGGTTCAACGGCAACGCCGGCAGATACGGCCTGCGGGCCAGCACCGCGAGGTAGTCGTGGGCAACGAACGTGACGGTGTGGGCCTGCTCGGACACCTGGTCCTCGCTGTGATCGATGACACCGCGGAACACGCACACATCGGCGCCCGTCTGGTCATCCCACCGCCACCCGTACACCTCGTGTTGCAGCTCACCGATCGTCGCGCAGTCGGCGGCCCGGCCGTCCATCGTCCACGTCAGCTCGGCCGGGGCGTCCCACGCCCGTTTCAGGGTGCGCGACCGGGCCGAGCCCAGCTCGACCAGTTGGGTCTGGTCGAACGTGTTGGGGGCGAACCCGCGGCGGTGCAACGTCAACCGCCACCGGCCTCTGCCGGCCGGCACCGGGTAGGTGCCCGGCGCGGCGCGCGGGTCGAGCTCCAGCGCGCTCATGTCAGGTACCCGTCGTTCCAGGTGGCCTGCGTCTGGGTGAGCCCGCCGGTCGACTGCCCCGTCATGGCCATCGTCACCGTCGTCTGCGGGGGGATCAACGGCCAGCCGCCCTGCGCGTTCATGGTCGCCCAGTCCATCTGGGTGAGCACGTTCTGGGTGCGGTCGCCGTCGAGGTAGGCGCTGCGTTGCGCGCAGTCAACCTCGAGGTAGTGGCCGCCCGACACCACCATGGTGGGCAGGAACGTGACCAGCCCGGCCGCCGGGGTGAACGTGACCGTCGGCGCCGTCACCGGCCCGTAGATGCGCAGCAGCGGGCGCACGGCCACATCGCCGGCACTGGTGATCGTCGCCGAGCTCGAGCTGCCCCCACCGGTCGGATAGGTGCGGAGAAATGTCAGGTTGTAGCCGCGCCCGGCGCCCGTCGAGCTCCCGGCGAACGCCACCGCCGATCTCTGGGTGGGGTCGCGGGCTACGGGGTCGGCGGCGATCCACTGCAAATGAATCTGGCGTTCGATGGGTCCGGCGATGGGCCACGCGTAGCCGGCCGCCCGCACCGTCATCGTCCGCTCCGGGGCGCCGGGCCGGTCCAGGACGTAGTGCAGCACCGGCCGCGCGCTCGGGACCATGAACGGGGCGAACTGGGCGGCCACCGCGTCGATCGACACGCCGCCGGCCGCCACCGCGTGCACGTTGGCCGACACCGCCCGCTCGCCCATCAGCGTGGTGCGGTCGTCGATCCCGTCGGTGTCGGGCCGGTTGTTCTTCACCTCCCGCACCGCCGGGTAGCCCAGGTCCAGCTGTTCGCACGACCAGCCGCCCGCCGTGTTCTCCAGCGCCACCGTCTGAGCGCCCAGGACCAGCCACGCCTGCCGCACGCACGCCGCCATCAGGCCGCCCTGGTTTGCACGGCCCAGGCGGCGCGGCGCAGCAACAGGTCGACGTCCACCTCGGACGTGAACGTGGCGTTCTCGATCTGGACGGCGGGCCCGAACGTGTTGTTCGGCATCGGCGTGATGGCCTCGCCGGCGTGGGCGTACACCAGGCCCGTCTGGGTGATCAGGCCACCCTGGGCCAGGTGTGGCAGCTTGGGCACGCCGACCGTTTCGCCGCCCACGTGGACGGGGCCGACGTCGATCGACGGCAACGTGAAACTCAGGCTGTTCCACGCGTCGATCACCCGGTTGACGACACTGCGGAACGAGCCCCAGATGCCATCCCACATGCCGGCGAAGATGCCGGCCACCTGACCGGGGATGCCCTTCAGAGTGTCGACCAGGCCGTTCCAGCCGTCGACGATGAACTGCCACACCGCCGCCGCGTCGCTCTTGATGGTGTCCCAATGGGCGGCCAGCTGCTGGGCGGCCAACGCCACCGGGCCGAGCAGGACAGCCAGCAGCAACGGCCAGTGATCCACGATCCACTGCCACACCGCGGCGACGGCGTTCTGGATTTCGTTCCAGTGCCCGATGATCAGGCCCACGGCGATCCCGATCGGGCCGAGCAGCACATCCAACAGCAACGGCCAGTGATCCACGATCCACTGCCACACCGCCGCCACCGCCGCCTGGATCGCCCCCCACACCTCCGACCAGTGGGTCACGAGCTCGTACACAGCCACCCCGATGGCGGCCAACCCGGCGATGATCAGCACATACGGCAGCATCGACGCGTACTCGGCGCCGGTCAGCGCGTCCCACGCCGCCGACAACACCCCCATGATCGCCGGGGCCGCCTGGAACACCGCGCCCACACCGGCCATGGCCGACCCGACCGCGGTGATCGCCGGCCCGTACTTGGCGCCCAGGTTGGCGGCCAAGTCCTCGAACCTGGCTTTCATGGCGTCGAGATGCCCGCTGAACGTGTTCGCCTGGGCGTCGGCCTGTCCGCTGATCTTGCTGCCCAGTTCTTCCATCGCCGTGGCCGAGTCCAGCGTGCCCTTGCGCAGCTTCCCGTGGGCGTCGGTCACGGTGCCTTGGGTGACGCCGAACTCCTTGAGGATTTTCTGGTTGCCGTTGTAGGCCTTCGAGAGCTGCGTGGCCGCCGTGTCCAGGCTCTCGTGTTTGGCGGCGGCCAGATCGCTGGCCTCGCCCAGATACTGCAACGCCTTGGCCGGGTCACCCGTCGCTTGGGTCAGGATGCGCAGCGCGTCCTGGGTCTGGTTGGCCGAGTCGCCGTATTTCTCCTGTTTGCCGATCGCCTTGTCGACCTGGTCGGCGTAGTCGTCGTAATCCTTGCCGGTGGCCTGCACCGCCGCCTGCAGCTGGGCGTGGGCGGCCTGATCTTTCGACCCGACCGCGCTCAGGCCGACACCGACACCGGCCAAGGCGCCGCCGACACCCATCATCGCCTGCCCGATGCCTTTCGAGTGGTCGCTGATGCGGCCGATGGCCTCGTCGATCCCGTTGAGGGCCTCCCCGAACGGGCCGAGCACCCCCGACTGGTTCAACGCGCCGAGCACACCGGTAAAGGCGCCGTGCAAGCGGCCCGCCGCGCTCTCCCCCTTGGCGGCGGTGTCGTCGATCGATTTCCCGAACCCGGTCAAGTCCCCCAGGATGCGAACCGCGATCGACGGGCCGGCCATCAGGCCCGCCTACGGGTGTTGGCGGCGATGATGGCGGCCGCCTCCCGTTCCATCAGGCGCACCATCGCCGCTAAATCCTCGTCATTGACCGTGTCGGGGTCTACGTGCCAGTAGGCACGGAACGCGGCGCGGGCGTCGGCCCGTGCCCGTTCGTAGGGTCCACCTCGACG